TTCTGATTTGTTGGCTGTTTGCAAAACTTACATTTAGTCATCTAACAATATCCGTCATCTTGTTGCAGTGCTGGCATTTGCACTTTGTTTTCGCTAGAGCTTTTTTCATTATCTCCTCAATCTCCTTAAGATTTCTGATTGCTCTGTGCTCGCTGTTTGCCATCTGCATGACAACCCAAATTGGGTTCAGTTTTTCGCCGCAAATTCCGCACTCAATAAAATTTTCAGCTTCATCAACAATAAACTTTGTATGCTGGCACTTTCTATCAAAATGCCGTCTTGCCTGTATAACTCTATTAATCATTTTCAAAAAACCTTTTAATAAAAATTGATTCCTCAATAACCCAAACCTGCCCTGACTTGCTGTCTAGTGTATCGCTAACCGATATATAAACGATCATTGGCACATCGCAGCACTGACCATGTTTGGCGATATTTGTCACCAAAAAAGTAAAACCCGATTTGGATTTGTATGTTTTACCAATCTCCACTTCGCTAATCATTAAAATCAACTCCATTACTCGCGCCCCAGGCATGAATATACTCAATCAAGCTAATCATCCTAGCAACTGACATCTGTGCAGAGCTTTCCCGAAGGTTTACCACTTCGCCCTCAATGCCTATAACCATTTTGTGATTCTCCTTTGTCGCTATCGTGTGAGCACTAATCATTAAAACTTTCCATTGCTCCGCCGTTAGCTTTTGTCCTTGCCAATTTGCCTGCTTTGCTAAATCTGCAAAGGTGGCGTGCAGTTTGGAATTTTGCTCTATCGTCCTCGTGAAAGGCTTTACCTCAACCACATAAGCCTTGCCATATCCTAGCGACTCGCAGAACCTGAAAGCCGTTACAAGATTGTCGCGGCTTGAGATGATGAAGGATTGCTTATTCATCTTAATATCTCGGATAGCAATCTAGCTTTTGGCAAAGTGCGTGCGCAACTGGCAAATAGCGAGAAACGCAAATCTTGCCATCGAATTTATAAACCTCATAAACATAAAAATCACCAGCATTTATTTTTCCGTCTTTACTTAAAAGCTCTAAATACCTTTCCTTTGCAGCGCCATCAAGCGCCCACAACGCATCGCGCTGATCCACCTCAAAAAGGTGCTCGCATGAATTGCAGTCGTATTGCTTTCTTGCTTTTCTTGTTTCGCTATAAATAAATTGATACATAATTAAGCCCTCTGTACGATTTTATAAGCCGTTATCGTGCGCTTAATGTTAGGCGCAAACCGCGCCAAGATTTTCAGCCTTTTGTAATCCGAACAAATCACTTTTGACCTCTCATACTTTGCCAGTTAAAAGCAATCACTTTCCCGCCATCGTCGCGCAATCTGTCGTAAACTCGCTCACCAATGCACTGCTTAACGCCTTCAAGGTCAAGATTGCTCACAAGTACTGTAGGCTTTACGTTTTGATACCGACCATCAATAATTTCGAAGATCATCATTTTTTCAGTGTCGCTACCATACTGAACCCCAACTTCATCAAGTATCAGCAACTTCACGTTTGAATAGTAATCTATGATTTGCGATTCGCTTGCGTCTGAATCTTTCCGCCAAGAGTCCTTAATTTCCCTGATAAGCTCAACCACCTTGATGATTGCGCAACGCCTGCCTGATTTAATAACCTTGTCGGCGATAGCAGTTGAAAGCATAGTTTTTCCAGCTCCAACATTGCCAACCATGATTAAGCATCCGCTACCGCCATTGATAACGTCATCGGCAAACTGCTCAGCTTTCAGTTTTGCGCCTTTCTGCTCGTTTGTTTCGCAGGTAAACGAATCAAAAGTTACATCAAAGTTTCTAGGTGAAACCCCGCACTTCTGCTTAATCTCGGAAATTCTGCGCTTCTCTTTTAAGATTTGCTCTTGCCGCTCTTTCTCTTGCTCAATATCTGCCTTTTCTTTTACGCAGTATGAGCAAGCATCAATCTGCATGAACTTATCGCCAAACGGTATAAATCTAAGTTCATACTCGCCATGCTTTTCACAGATTCTCTTTTCGTTAAAGTTTGGCCTTTCGCTTACGATCATAGCTCACCATCCTGATAGTTCATTGAAGAAAAGTTAGTTACCTGCATCGGCCTTTGATTGCTGCTGGCTTTCGTTATCCAGTCAGCCTTAAAGCCTTTCCATCCTGAAGACTCAGCAATGCTTAGACAGTAATCAACAGTTAATCCACTTGATACTGCAATGTGCATTTCGTTGCCTATCGTATTCATAGCAAGCTGGGTGTTTGATGCCTTGTTCTTTTTCCGCATTGCCAACCAAGCATCAAGAACTTCTTTTGATGGCTGTTGAGGCCAATTGCTAAAGTCGAGATCTAACTTCTTACTATTAGTTTTACTTGTATCTTGTATATTGTTTATTGTTTCTTGTTTAGTTGGAGTTCCGTTGTAGTTCTGTTGAAGCTCCGTTGAACGTCCGTTTAACGCTCGTTGACGTTTTTCGCGCCTTGCAGCCGCGCTTTTCTTTCCTGCCTCAGATTTTTGAGTTTTTGAGTTTTTGAACTTCTCAATTTCCTCTTCGCATCGGTCGTGATACCAGCCGTCAGGAGTCTTAGTGAAAAACTCGTTTAACACCTGTTGAACAGCCGCTGCTTCTTCGTTGGAAAGAGCAAGTATTTTTCTGCAAAGATACTTAACGTCTAAATTCAACTGATATTCAGTGTCGTAATACAGGTCAAGTAAATCACTGTAAATGCTTCGTTCAAGCCTGCTCAAGTGCCTAGTAGCTTTGTCGAAGTCGCCTATATTGTGTTGGTAATAAAACATTGTTATTCTTACCTCGCTAATTGATTGCCACTTGCTTAATAGCGGTGGCTTTTTTATTGCCAGTTATCCAGGTAATCAGACAAGGCTTTAACAGTGCTATACGATGGATCTCTGTCTGGATCCTTCATCAGTAAAAGCAAAGTCTGATATTTAACTCCCGCAGCCTCTGCCACAGCCCTTGGCTTGCAATGCTCAAGCCTTGCTCTGATAGCTTCCAAAGTATACATCTTTTGTATTTCTTGCATTTCAAACCTCTTATTTGCTCAACTTGAGTATTGACAATGATATATTTAAGTGTAATATTAGTCAACACCAAATACGAGAAAGGGTTGAAATGAAACTTACAGAGCAAGAAGAGTTAATTAAAGAATCACTGCAAAAACATGGCGAGCTTGAATCAACATCGACAACGCTTCGCAATGTGTTAAAGGTGTCTCAAAACAGACTTAGTCAAATACTAAGCAGTATGCACGTTAAAGGCGTAATTTCTCGCAGAAAGGAAAAGAAAGGCTGTGGGCTTTTCGCGACTTACGTTTCTTTTTATAAGCTTAACTGAATAGCAATTCAGCAACGATTGGAGAATGAAATGAGCGTTAATTTACCTGTAGTTATCGAGGCAATCTCAAATGAGACTGCGCCAGTTATTTATAAAACAGACGGCCTTAAACCTTACCTGCAACACATCAAAGAGCAAGTGAGTGGCGAAGTGCCAGATTTAACAACCAAGAAAGGGCGTGACCGCATTGCATCACTGTCTGCGATGGTTAGCAAATCAAAAACGGCAGTTGAAAAGCCCGGGCGTGATTACCTGAAGCGTCTTAAGGAGTTGCCAAAGGAAATTGAGAAGGAATTAAAAACATTTGTTGATGAGTGTGATTTTCTGCGTGATGAGATTCGCAAGCCATTAACTGATTGGGAAAATGCAAACAAGGCGCGAGAAGCTGCGCACGTTTCAAATATTCAATCATTTGGCGAATGGGCGCAATCTGGATCCATATCTGCCGAGATTGCCGGAGCTTTGGCAGAAATCGAAAGTCGCACGCTTGGCGATCACTGCGAAGAGTATTTATCTCAATACGTAGCTGCGAAAGATTCAGCGATTGCGCAGTTAAAGCAACGCTATCAAGCTGCTGTGGAATTTGAAGCGCAACAGGCAGAGCTTGAGCGTTTACGTAAAGAAGCTGCCGAACGCGAGCAGAAAGAGCGCGAAGAAAGATTAATGCGCGAAGCTGCTGATAACGCACGCCGCGAAGCTGAGCAGAAAGCGCAGAGAGAACGTGATGAAGTTGCACGAATTGAACGTGAAAAACAACTTGAATCAGAGCGCCGAGAAATGCAGTTAAAACTGCAAGTTGAAGCCGCAGAGCGTCAACGATTAGAGGCTGAGCAGCGCGCTGAGCAGCGCGCAGATTATGAGCGCCAGCAGTCTGAGATTCGAGCCAAGCAAGCTGCTGAAGCTGAGCGTTTACGCATTGAGCAACAGCAAGCCGCTGAGCGTGCAGAAGCTGAAAAACAAGCTGCAAACAAAGCTCACAGCGCATCTGTTAATCGTGAAATTTTATCTGCACTGGTCGGAGCAGGATTTTCAGAGGAACAAGGTAAGCTTGTCGTCAGATTGGCAGCATCTAAGTTGTGCGGTCAATTAGTTATCAACTATTAAAAAGAATAGCGCCAGCAATGGCGCTTTATTGGGGATTGGAAATGAGTGATGTTATATCCTGGGTTCGCGGCGTCGAGCCTGAATGCCAGCAGCTATCAATGGTTCATAATGCCGTTAGCGTGCCTGCTGAAATGAATTATGCAATCCAACTATTAACGGCGAATCAATACGCCGCAGGAATTGCAGTTAAGAATCCTGTGTCAGTTCAGAATGCTTTGCGCAATGCGTCTGCAATTGGCATTAGCTTAAATCCAGCAAATAAACATGCTTACTTAGTGCCTCGCAGTGGTGCAATCTGCCTCGATATTAGTTACATGGGCTTGATGCACTTAGCGCAATCAACTGGCTCAATTGAATGGGGTCAAGCCAAGTTGGTTTACCAGGCTGACACTTACATCAACCAAGGCATTGACAAGGCACCATTACATCAATATCCAGCCTTTGGCTCTCGCGGTGAATTGGTCGGAGCATATTGCACAGTTAAAACGTCAACAGGCGCATACTTGACTGAAGAAATGAGCATTGAGCAAATCAATCATGTGAAGATGCGCAGCGAGTCAGCTAAAAAGAATTCCGGCCCTTGGGTAACTGACTTTGAAGAAATGTGCCGTAAAACTGTAGTCAAACGAGCTGCAAAGTATTGGCCGAAAGTTGACCGATTAAATCAAGCTGTTGAATATCTCAATACAGATGGCGGCGAAGGCATTAGTCATGACGCACCTGTGAAAGATGTTTCGCCAATCAGCCTTGAGTCAGAAGCATTTTTAACCGATTACTACAACGCAATGAATGATGATGCAAAGCCTCGTTTCATGGCATGGCTGCGCGTTGAATCAATCGCACAATTAACAGAAGAATCAGCGCAAAAAGCTATTGCTGCGCTTAAGGCTAAGAAATGAGCTTATACAACACCCACATCGAAAGATTAGCAAAACTGCAAAGCGTGTTTGGCTTTGATGCTTCTCAGGTGCAGCAGGGCAGTGCTGATTGGCTGATGCTGAAACTTGGCGTACTGTCAGCCAGCAATGCAGATAAAATCGTTGCCAAGCGTGACAGCATGACTCGCGCAACTTACATGGCAAGTTTAATCAGCCAGGTTTGCTCGTGCGTTATTCCTGAAGAAATGAATTTCAAAGCAATGGAGCATGGAAAGTTATACGAGCCTGCTGCGCGTGATGCGCTCTCAGTGGCTCTTGGCTTTGTTAATATCCAAGAGATAGCATTCATGTTCTCTGATGAGTCTCTGCGCGTTGGCGTGTCGCCTGACGGCTTATTTGATAACACGATAATTGAAATAAAATGCCCCCATAATGGCGAAAATTTTATCAAGTTTGCAGCCTTTGAATCAAACAAAAAGGAATGGGCTTGGCAAGCTCAGTTCCAACTATTCGCAGGCAAGGCAGATGAGCATATTTTCTGCCAGTATGATCCGCGAATGGTATTGTGCAACAACTTGCACTATGTAAAAACTGAGCGCGATGAAGCAATGCAAAAAACTTTAGCAGATGCAATACCGCAGTTTATCGCTGACTTCGATGCTGCACTTGGCAAGCTTGGTGTCACTTTTGGCGACCACTGGAAACACATTAAAAACAACCGGAAATAAGGAAAGAAAATGGCACACACAATAACAGGCAAGCTCAACAAAGCTGCTACACAATTTCAAGCAAATGAAAGTACAGGTTTTGGTTTGCGCTTAGGTGTTAAGTATTACGACCGCGAATCAAAGAAAGATGAGTACACCAACTATGATGTTGTGGTATTTGCAAAAGCACCTGCTCAAGTTAAGTTTTACCAAGATGTTTTAGTTGAAGGCGCTGTAGTAGAAGTGTCTGGCGACAAGCAAAAGATTCGCCAATTCCAAGGCCAAAACGGATTAAGCCTATCTATCGAGTTGCTAGATGCAAAGCTAGGTTTTGTTCATGCGCAAAATCAGCAGCCGCAGCAGCAGCCGCAACAGCAACAACCACAGCGCCAAGCTCAGCAGCCTATGCAGCAACAGCAAAACCGCCAGCCACCACAAGGCTATCAAGGTCAAATGCCGCAGCAGCCGCAACGCCAACAAGGCCAATCAAATAGCCAAGGCTTTCATTCTAATGGTCAGCAATTTGGCAATGATGCACCGATTGATTTCGAAGATGACATCCCTTTTAATTAAGTCCCTTTTAATTTAGCTTGAAATAAGCTAAGCTTTCCTCGGGACATTAATTGTTGAGGAATTGCCATGAAAGAATGTTTTAAGTGCGGACAGGTTAAACCCCTGTCCGATTTTTATAAGCACAAGCAAATGGCTGACGGCCATGTAAATAAGTGCAAAGAATGCAATAAGCAAGACGTCAGGAAAAACAGGTCTGACAATGTTGATTACTATAGGAAGTATGATAAAGATCGCGGAAATAGGCAATCTTATGATTATGCTGCTGACTACAGAAGTAAAAACAAAAATAAACACAAAGCTCACTGTATTGTGCAAAGAGCGGTTAGAGGTATGAAGCTTTTTAAGGAGCCTTGCGAGGTTTGTGGTCATGCTGAAAACGTCCATGCTCATCACGATGACTACCTAAAGCCACTAAATGTTAGATGGTTATGTCCTGCGCATCATAAGCAGTGGCATGATGAAAATGGCGAAGGTTTAAACGGATCATAACATGCAACTTCCACTTCCAATAAATTCAGAGTTTGAACTTATCACAGCAGAGCAGCTTGCTTGGTCGAAAGGCCGAGACGATGTGACCGATGAGGATTTGCGGCAGGCTGTGAAGATGGTGGCGAGGTGGAATTTAATAAGAAAGCAACGCAATCAATTGGAGATTTTATGAATGTTTTGAGTTTGTTTGATGGTATTTCTTGTGGGCGCATTGCGCTTGAACGTGCAGGAATTCATGTTGATAATTACCTGTCATCAGAAATTGAACCTAACGCAATAAAGATTGCTAGAAAGAACTACCCAGGCAACTGGATTCTTGGCGATGTAACCAAATGGCGTGAGTGGGATATTGATTGGAAGCTTATTGATTTACTCATTGGCGGTAGCCCATGCCAAGGATTCAGCTTTGCAGGAAAGCAACTTGCGTTTGATGATCCTCGCAGCGCTTTGTTCTTTGTGTATGTTGATATTTTAAATCACATTCGCTCAGTAAATCCTGATGTCAAATTTCTACTTGAAAACGTCAAGATGAAAAAAGAGCATCTGGCAGTTATCACTGAAATGCTTGGAGTTGAGCCAGTTTTCATCAACTCAAACCTGGTTAGCGCACAGAATCGCCAGCGTTACTATTGGTGCAATTGGAAAGTTACTCAACCAGAAGATAAGGGCATCGAGCTTTATCAGATATTGGAAAGTAATCCTGAAAACGTCACTGAAATGCCAGAAACATTTATCAAGCGTCAAGCTGGTAGAAAGTGCCTACGAACAGATTTTACAGGCAAGGCAAGCAGCTTATCAGCTATGGAATATGTAAAGAATGGCAAGCAGGGCGATTATGTTGTAATCGTGCAATTCCCTCGCGGCAAAAACAAAGGAGGCATAATGGCAAAAGATGGCAAAACGCCAACAATGACCAGCTTTTATTGGGAACATAACAATCACCTGCAAATAAACGACAGATTTCGCAAGCTAACGCCAATCGAGTGCGAGCGCTTGCAAACTTTGCTACAATACATAAAACCAGTGGAGATATTTTTATGTTTAGAGCAAGCAAAGAGCTTTGTGCATGCGGTAGAGAAAAATCCCAAGTTGCTAAAACTTGTTTTGAGTGCAGAAAGCAAAGAGTTAAAAGAGTATGCAAAACTTGCAGGTCAGAATATGAATGCAAGCAAAGCGCCAATAAATTCTACTGCTCCGCAAGTTGCAGATACTCAGATTCAGATGCAAACAAAAAGATGCACAAAATGCAATCAAGAAGATCTGAATTCAATTGCAGGCAGTGCGGAAAACATCACAGCGTACCAACAAGCAGAAAGCGTGGACAGTTCTGCAATCTTGTCTGCTTTTATAGATATAACAGAGGGGAAAATAACGCGCTATGGGAGGGAGGAGTCACGCCAGATAGAGCAAAGTTATACGCAACGCCAGAATGGAAAGATTGTGTTAAAGCTGTTTGGATGCGAGACAATGCAAAATGCCAAAGATGCCTCATCGGTTTTAGAGATGATGCAAATAAATCGGCATTCCACATCCATCACATCATTCCGTTTAAGCACAAAAAATTTAGAACAGATATTGTCAATCTCGTATTGGTTTGCGAAAAATGCCACAGATGGATTCACTCAAGGCACAACACAGAGAGGAGCTTTATATCTAAACCTAATTGATGGGTACACCGCCGGAGTTAGCAACACTCAGCGCTACAAAGCAATCGGCAATGGATGGACGGTTGACGTTATCGCGCACATATTTTCAGCACTCATCTGACCAGTTAAAATCCGCTTTACAACGCGCAAGTGAATAACTAGAGTGTAATCAAGCGCCGCTAGTCGCAAACTAGCTTAAGCAGTAGCCAGCCGCGCTAAGTCGGCGGAGTGTTTAAGATGGAATCCAAACCTTTGATAGACTACGCGAAAGTGCCAAATAAACGCCGCAGCATTGACTTGGAAGCAACGAAAGCCTTTAGAGCTATCCTTGCTTGGTCTTTAGTGTTTGGTGGCTTTATGATTGTTTTGGCGATGGCTGGTAATGCTGGTTATTTTAATTGATTGGAGATTGGAAATGACAAACGAGAAAAAAGATTTTACACAATGGCTTGAGGAAGGATGCAATAAAACAGCTTCATTCCAATTTGCAAAGCGCCTTATGTTGGC